GCCATTCTTATTTTTTTGGTAATTGTTTGCGAAAAAGTTGCACAGGTACAGGGTCGCCGGGCCGGGCCATGTCGCGCTGATCGCGGATCGCGGAGCGCGAGCTCGTTCCCGTCCGATAGCCTCGATTGCCCGGGGGACCCGGACCGGGGGCCTTGTCCCGTGGTGATATCACTTTGTCCCGGGGGCGATTGTTGGAAGTCATTTTTCAACGTCCGTGGAAGTCATTTGCGACCAGGACGCGGGGTTTTTGGTTCGCGGATCGGGTGCCAGGGCACTCGGTTTTCGGTTCGCGGTTCGCCTCCCGGGGATCTCGGACCGATCCCAAAAATTTTTTGCGGGTGGACCGGGCACCGGGGGCGGGCAGGTTTCACTGATTAAACGATAGACAAAAAAAACCCCGACATTGGCCGGGGTCTTTCTCGAGTTGATCGGTTACTCGATCAATAACCACCATACTCATTGAACTCTTCGCGCTGGGCGATTCGTGCCCAGTAGCGTTTATCCATCAGCTCTTCAACCCAAAAGGACCGATATTCGGGATAATGCTCTCGAGCTTGTGCCAGTTGTTTACTGGCTTCAGTTTCGTTCCGGTATTCTTTATTGAACGGGGACCTTAACCGGGTCTCGGTTCCGCACTCGTCGAGTGCCATGATGACGTAAGCCATAATTTTTCCTTTTCGTTATTAATGTTTCGCGCCGATCTCTCGACGTGCAAATAGGATAAGGCTTTTGGAAGTCAAAAAAAACCCCGGTGTTACCCGGGGCCTTTTGACCAGGAGAGACGTTTCTAGTCGCAATGACCGACGATGTATTCGTCCCGGTCCGGGTTTATGATCGCGCAAATCCCGTATTCATAGACGAGCAAAGATTTGTTGCCATAAAGAACGATGTCCCGGGGCCATGCTTGGAGGATCGGCCACAAATCCGGGTCACCATCTCCTGACTTATAAATCGTGTTTTCTATTTTTCCTCGTGACCAAATCTCTGGGTTCTTGGTGAACGTTCGAGATCCAGAAAATTGGTTGTGTTCGCGGTCAAAGGCTTCGGCCAGTTCTTGGATTGTTGGTGATGTTTCTTTTGGATCTCCGTATTCATCCATTACGGTTGCACCTAAAGCCATCGAGAAAAATTCCGGGATCAAACCGCAAATCTCCCGGAAGTAATCACTGGAAACATTTTCGAATTCTGGCGCGTTCATTGGGTTGTACTTTTTATCGAGTACGGTATCCGATAACGCTATCTGGATCATCTCCACATTGTGCGGGAGTTCGAGGATTTCAATGTCATCTGTCATATTTTTACCTTTTCGTAGTTATTGGTTCGCGCCGATCTCTCGACGTTGCGACAGTATGAGTGATTTTTGAGACAAAAAAAACCCCGGATTTAGTCCGGGGCATTTTGACCAGGGAGGGCTAAATCAAACTGAGTTGTTTTGACCAGGGACGCACGTTTTTGAGTATGTAATCTCCCCATTGGGCACTAATCGCCTTAGCCATACCTGCGTGAAACCGGCTCCGATAAGTCGAACGGTCCGGTCCCGGTGGGGCCTTATGGATATCGTCTCGGGCGGTCTCTTTTGTTAGCGATCCGGTGGGGATCAACGGGGGCAAGTTTTTGATCCAAAAGTGTGTCAGTTTTTTTTGATTGTCTGGGCTGTCTACGCTATCGGCAAATTGATAAGGATGTTGAGAGGTACGAATAAACGTTCCGTCATCTTTGCAAGCTCGTTCATAATCCGATCCCCAAATGAGCTTTTTTGCGTGTTTATGCATAACGGGATTCTCGACAGCAATTGCGGGTATATCTGCGTCCATCAAATCGCGGAACAATCGCGCTCCGTCTTCGAGTTCTTGCCAACGATCCGCTAATGATTGGCCGGGCGGTGGGGTGCGTAGCCATCGAACACCACTATTACAGAGCATGGTGCACGGCGGGTGACAGACTAGGAGCATGTCCCACTTTTGTTCTCGCAGGGCCTGACGCACGTCCATTTGCAGGTGACTATTAGTTGGGGTCTCACTCGGTTTTATATCGCAGCTCCAAGCGTCGAAGCCACGTTCTTGAAAAGCGTCTCGAACGGTCCCCGACGATTCACAGCCAATAAGTATTTTATGCATTTTTGAGGATCTCCTTTAATTCTACTTTGATCTCTCGCGCTTTGGGTCCTCGCCACGTGGTCGCGTTGCTCAAAAAATAACGTATTACACTCGATGCAGAATCGTGTCCGAAATAATCGTTTACACTGTTCAAACTGTGCATCGCATCGAGATAAGGGCGCGCTGCAAAATTTACTTTTTCCTGCCAATCTCGTTCGATATCTCTGGCGATTTCGTTGATAGATCTCATCTTTTGTTTTCTCCTTTTTAAGATGTATGGGAATGATCTCATATAGCCGAGGCAAAAAAAACCCCGGATCTTACCGGGGCTTTCTTTCGGGCCGGGTCGTTTACCAGTGTAAATTAGCTTCAATAGTTACGTCGTCTAAGAATTTTGCGACTTCGTCGCGGACGGGGTCCTCAATAATCGTGTAAATTTTCGATCTAATATAATCGTCAACGTACTCGGACCAGTCGATCCCGTCTAAACGCTCGTTCAAGCTATCTTTAACGAGGCCGTGAATGTTTTCCTCGACGCGCTCTTTCACCATCATGTAAACGCGATCCTCAAGAGGTTCACGGTCTTGATCAAAAATATCTTTTGCAAGATCTTCTGTTTTGGCAAAGTCCGTTATCATTTGGTCAACGGTCAAATTCCCAAATAAATCTCGGACAATGTTACGGTTCGTCACGTCACAAGCCGCGAATGCTTTGTGCAGTTCACCGATAGCTTCAGTAATTGCTACAGCTCTGGTGCCGGCCATTCCGGCTTCGTGTAGTTGGTTTTTGTAAAGTTCTGCGGTCATTTTTAATTACTCCTGTTTAAGAATTGGGAATCATCCCATACTTACCGTAATGCGGTCAACATCTTGGACGAAATTAGATCGGTCGGTTTTTGCTGGTCCTTTTGCCAAGAGGCCGACCACCACCGGACCCGAGAACGCATTAGCCAAGTCGGTTTGGTCTCCATCAATCACGGGTCGGTCCAGCTTGTCGAAGTAATCGGGTAGTTTATGGCGAAAGACTACTGCAATAGGTGCATCAGTTTTTTTGGCTATTTCTACCTGTTTCTGGTATCTCGGTTCGCCACTGTAGGAGAACATTAGCTTGTAGTTTTCCGGGGTTTTATCGATCCGTTTTGCTCTTTTGCTATAGTCGTAGAAAAATGTGTCTGGGTGATTCTGAATAATCCCGTGATCTTCCCAGGCAATGTCGGAAGTAACATTCAATCTAATAACAGACTGTTGTCCCTTTTTTGCCCTGGCTGCCTCATGCAGGGTGATTTCGTGATCGAGTAGTTCTAAAAAGCTTTCCGGGTCTTCGTGCCAAAATTCCGTTTTGGCTTTCCTCGCTGCCTGTACATTACTGAATTTGCCACGTCCTGCCAGATTCAAACACGGATCAAGGCATTTTGCTGCCTTGCTACTTGGGCAGGTGATAGGGTCGGGGAATAGATTGAGGTGGGCCATGAATATCGGCTTGTCAAAAGGATTAAATCCTTTTTGAGTTTTCGAGATCTTGGTATTAGCGTCAGGATTTCGGTTTAATAGTGTCTTGGGTCGTTGTTTCATTGTTCTCACCATTGTTATAAGTGTGTAAGAACAATCCCATATTACTTCGCTTTTGTCTAATCAAATAATCAGATATCCGGTTGTTTTTTTGCTTGATTATTTTAAGTGCATCCCGGTCGGCCTGCTCTCGCTCGAGGCGGTCGGCCAAAAGTTTTTCATGCAGTTCGGCAAGTTGGCGTTTTTCTTTCAATCTTTCAAATATGACTAGCATGTTGCAGTCTTAACACTAGCCTCGTGCGATGTGTCAAGCTTTTTCGAATTTTTTAACCAACAAAGAAAGATTTCCATATCTTGAACCAAGTCAAAAATAAGATCCGGTTGCACTGCGTTGATACCCAACTCTGCCAGCTTCATTACGCTATTCGACCGATACAGATAACACTGGTTATGATCAGTGCTTTGTTTTTCGATCAGCATCCAGACTCGAGCACTATGGTGTCGTGTTGCAAATGAGACCTGGTGAGGGCTTATGTTGACTTTGTTGCCCTTCGTTACTTTTAGTTCTATTAGGTGTATGTTTTTTTTCGAATCGCAAAGAATCAGGTCAGGTATTCCAGGGGTCGAACTGTTTTCGACTCGGGTAACTACAGGTTGTTCGTAGCTCGATTCAAGTCTCTTTTTCAGCCTCTTCCAAAAGCCCGACTCCGTCTGGTTCATGCTCGATTACCCTTTCACCTAGTTGTCGTTTCAAATCATCCAGTGCTTTTTTAACTTCTTCTTTCGACATTTGGTCAATACTGCCGTGTCGGATCTCTGATTTACTGACGTACAGTCCCGCAGCTTGCCCCCTAGCCTTTTCAGCAGCGACTGCCCCGGCATAATTTTGATTCGCATAGGCTGCGTCTCTGATCTTGCCTAAGTCAGCTAGATGCTGCCCATAGGTAACAGCGTACTTCTCATTTAATTCGGCTTTGCGCTCCCTGACTGCTTTGCATATATGGGGGCTTTTCTTTGGATTCAGCATTTCATACGCCCTAGTGTGGGCACCTGATTTGCTAAAGCCGGCTTCGATTGCGAGGTTTTGGAGGGTCTCAGTTCCTTCACGTGTGCAATACAGCTCGACAAACTTCAACTGCTTGCCGGTGAGCCTTGTGTTCTCTGAGATTGGGGGCCTGCCCCTAGTTTCGGTCTTGACTGCTTCTGCCATGTCTCAGGATTCTATAAAACAGCGTTTCTCTATACAACTTTTCAGAAGAAAATAATTTATTACGAAAGAATAAATTCTGGCCCCTTAATGGCTTTTTCCGTTTTTTGCCGAAGGTTACACCATCATTGAGTGGTGTAACCCTGGTGTAACCCTCGAAACGTCCATTTTTAAAGGGAAGGTTACACTATCGACACTATCGACACCATTCTGGTGAGTTACAAAGAACAAAAAGTGTAGTTCGGTGAAAAAGTACTATGTACATACGCGATTTAATAAAAAAGTACTTGTTTTTGTATGGGCTATGCTATACGTTCCCATATTCCCATATCTTAAAACGGAAAAATGATGAAACAAACCACTTATACAATCTGGTTCCAAGATGGTGGGGGACGACAAGAGTTCCTAACCGAAGAACAAATGCGAAAGCAATCTAAACTATTCAGTTTTGACCCCGAACAAGTGATCCAGTTTGGAGAGGCGTTTATGTGGGCCGACGGCATTGAACCGTATGACAACCCCCGCTCTCTATCGGACGATGTTGTTGGCGGCTGTTACAAGGTAAACGAATGATTGAAATCAAGCTCACCTTGCCCGAAGAACAGGTAGAAGAATTTTTGAGCCAGTGGCAGCAGTTGCTGGTTGATGTTGAACAAATCAAAAAAGACCAAGACACGATCTTGAAGATGGCGATCTTGGACAGACCTCAAACCAAATCTAAAAAGGAGAAGAACTAATGCAAATTGATTTGAATGACGACCAACTAGAACTGTTGGTCAATGTCCTGTCGGACGCGCACGGAGACGTGGAGTTCGAGTGCAATGAGAATGAACTGAACGGTTATGCAAGCACGGCTTTGTACCAAGCTATGTGTCGATTGAAAGATTTGTTCGAAACGGTCAAAGAACAAAGCGGGTCCAACTGGGTCCACAACGTTTCAACTCAAAGGATGGAGCCGAGGTACAAGCTCCGCGAGGGATAATATGGTTATCGAAAATCTTGATGGTTGGAAAATAATTTTGAATGCCGACGAGGACGGTCACCTGACAGTATCCGTGGAGCATCTTGACTGCGACGAACTGGTTGCAGTGGATGAGGATCTAGGTGATTGGCCGTCGGAGTTTGTAGTTCGTTTGTCTTCTTTGAAGATTGAACGAGATTACAAAGAGTCAGAATATTTTGAATAGGCCAGGGTACTCCGCCCAAGAGCGACGTTGTCCGGTCCGTCGTGGCCGAAAGGCCGGACACTTTTGAGGAGAAGTG